TTTGACCAAGCTATAAGAGACTTGGAAATAATGCACGCAATTAACATAGCTAAGTACGATGAAGTAGAAGCAGAAAAAGCGGTAGCTGAAGCTAAGAGACTATCTGAGGAAGCTGAGAGAAAGAAAATTAAAGCGGCTAGAGAGGCACATGAAGCGGCTAAGTTAGCGGCGGCAGATCTTATAGCTCTAAATAAATCTATAGGTAGCTCTATGGAGAACGCTATGATGAGTATGGTAGATGGTACTAAGTCTGTTAAGGATGCCTTCAAGGATATGGCTAGAGAGATCATCAAAGAACTATACCGTATTTATGTCGTTAAGAAGATTACAGGTATGATAACTGGTGCTATAGAAGGTAAGTTCGCTCCAGATGTAGGAGCTACCGCTAACCCACACACAAGAGCTAACGGTGGTCCAGTTAGTGCTGGTCAGAGATACATAGTTGGTGAACGTGGACCAGAAGTATTTACTCCTACAATGGGAGGATACATAACACCTAACTCTGGTGGAGGTGGTTCTGGAACTACTATCGTACAAAACATAAATGTATCGACAGGTGTACAACAAACTGTACGTGCTGAGATACGACAAATGATGCCACAGATTGCAGACAGTGCTAAAGGTGCAGTACTAGATGCTAAAAGACGTGGTGGTAGCTATGGAAGGGCGATGGCATAATGGCTATTTCTTACCCACTTGCTTTACCTACTAACATTGGTATGGCTAGTATTGAACTAAGAGCTAAGAATACAGTTGCTGTATCTATGTCTCCTTTTACTTATAAGCAACAGACACAATCATATGATGGTGAGATGTGGGAAGCTGATATTAGTTTACCACCTATGAATAGAGATGATGCAGAGACTTGGATTAGCTTCCTGATGAGCTTAAAGGGTATGACAGGTACATTCCTACTTAACGACCCATCAGCTAAGACTGTGAGGGGTACTGCAACGTCTGCTGTTATAACGGGTGCTGTAGGTGATAGTTCTGTAGGTGTAGTTATGACTGGTACACTTAAAGCTGGTGACTACATACAACTAGGTACTGCCGCAGATGCTACTTTACATAAAGTACTACAAGATCAATCTGGAGATGGTACACTAGAGATATGGCCTAAGCTAAGAAAAGCTAGATCAAGCGTATCAGCTGACCTAACTAATTCCGCTGGGGTCTTTAGGTTATCAGCTAATGAAACTTCTTGGTCGGTTAATAATGCAAGTTTCTTTGGTATATCATTTGGAGCAATGGAGGTAGTAGGATGAGTAGAGCAATACCTTCCTCACTACTGTCTGCTCTTATTGGAGATAACATACAACCTTTCTTTGCTGTAGAGCTTATGTTTGATACTAGAACTACTACGGATATAAATGGGGACACTGTAAACATTGGTCCTTTACGTATGTGGACTGGTATTGGTGATAGAACTATTAGTGTGCAAGGCAGTAACCAAGTATTTACTGGTACGGGTAGTTTACTTACTATTGGTGATTTAGAAGAAGTAGGAGATCTAGCTTCTAAGTCTGTAGATCTAACTCTATCAGGAATACCTGTCTCTATAGTTTCTTTAGCTCTACAAGAACCTTATCAGAGAAGAGTAATGAGGCTGTACTTAGGTGAACAAAGTGATTCATCTGTTGTAGAGATATTCTCTGGTAAGATGGACAAGATGACTATAGTTGATGAATCAGAGTCAAGTACAATTAACTTAACAGTAGAGAGTAAATTAATAGAGCTAGAGCGACCTAGTGGGTGGAGATACACAAATGAAAATCATCAATCCCGATACGATGGAGATACTTTCTTCTCTTACGTACAGTCAATGCAAGATCAAACATTAGTATGGGGAAAGTAGAATTAAACTCTTACTTAGATAGAATGATAGGTATACCCTTTGAGTGGGGAGTACATGACTGTTTCACTTTTACTAACGGTGCATTTAAAGCTATGTACGGTGTAGGTTATGCTGATGACTGGGAAGGTATGTACATGCAAAGTAATGGCGTACATCCTAAAGGTCCAAGAAGTATGAGAGATGACTTTGGTTTTAGTAACTTATACGAAGGTTTGTCTACTAAACTAACTAAAGTTGAGCGACCTATATTTGGTAGCCTTGTTACAACTAAGAAAGGGTGTCGCTGGATAACTGGTGTCGCACTTGGTATTTCCATCGGCTCTAGGGCTGTCTTCCTTAATAGGGAAGGTCTAATTAGATTAAACATTGAAGATGTAGAAAGTGCTTGGGTATGTCAATAAATAAACACAACACTCCTTTTAACGTATTACGGCATAGAAATATACATGAAATAGCACCTAAAGATCCTGTTTCTGTTATTGCTACTGCCATAACTCTTGGAGCAACAAGTGGTGCTGTGTATTGGACAGCTTACGTTTTGACTTACGTTGCCCTAACTATGGTAACGACAGCCTTAATAACTGCTTTAACCCCAAAGCCTGATCAAAACCCTAACAACTCTGGTGGTCTACAGGTTAATAATAAAAGCGCACTAGCTCCTATGCAATTTGTTTATGGTAAAGCTAGAAAAGGTGGAACAATTACCTTTAATGAAGTTACTGGTGGTAGTAATAAAATTCTTCACCAAGTAATATCTTTAGCTGGACACGAGATAGATAGTGTAGAGGACATTTATCTTAACGACAATATAGTACAAATGTCTAATGGGAGTGTTACTTCTGCTCTTTGGGGCAGTAAGATTAAATTGTATCTGCATGATGGAAGTCAGACAAGTGCTACAGATACCTTTGCTAACTCTACAGAAACTTTAGCTACAACTTTACATGCAGAGACATCTGTTGATTCCTCTTTTATAGGTAAGGGTATAGCTTACATATACTGTAGGTTCGAGTACGACTCAACTATTTTTTCTAATGGTGTACCTACGGTAACTGCTGTCGTAAAAGGTAAGAAAGTAGTAACTACAATTAACGGTGTAGCTCAATCTCCTACGTGGACTGATAATGCCGCTTGGATAATAAGAGACTTTATAACTTCTGATTATGGCTTAGAAGATAGTAGTATTGACTATGCTACTTTTGAGGAAGCCGCTTCTATATGTGAAGACACTACAGTATTATCTGATAGTTCAAAGCAATACACAATCAACGGCATAGTGCAAGCAAGTCAAAACTCAGGTACTGTACTACAAGAAATGATGACTTCATTAGGAGGTACTCTCTTTTGGGGAGCAGGTTCTTGGAGATTATTTGCTGGCTCTTTTGTTGCACCTACTAAAATACTTACGTTAGACGACCTTAGAAGTGGCATTTCACTAGATACTAAAATGTCTATGGCAAACAACTTTAATGCAGTAAGAGGTACATTTATAGATCGTGATGAAGGTTATATTAGTGCTGATTATCCTCAAATTAATTCTAGTGCTTTTCTGGCTGAAGATAATGGTATTGAATCTGTATTAGATCTGGCTCTACCTTACACTACTAATCCTATAGCCGCCCAAAGACTTGCAAAGCAGATGTTGTTTAGAAACCGTGAACAACTTACCCTTAGCGCAGAATTTGGGTTAAATGCTCTAGACATTGAGGTTGGTGACTTTATTAAGTTTAGGAACGACAGATATGGTTGGACAACAGGTAATGAGAAGACATTTGAAGTTACTGATTGGAGACTTTCTCCTAATGTAGAAGAAGGTGACTTAAGAGTTTCTATGACTTTAAGGGAGAGTAGCTCTTCTGCTTTTGGGTTTAATGAATCAGACGAACAAGATATTATTAGTAATAATACTACACTTCTTCCTTACTATAGTGTACCTAATGTTGGTATCACTATCAGTAAAGAGTATAGAGAAGTTAACGAGAGTGTTGTTAATGTCCTTGTTATAGAAGCAACGTCAAATGAGATAGAACGTGTAGAGTCAGTTATTGTTAAATATAAGAAAACAAGCGACTCAGATTTTAAGTCTGTGGGTCAAGCTATTCTTGTTAATGAAGGTACTACAGCAGGTAGATTTGAAGTAGTAGGCATAGATGCACCTCAAGTAAATGAGCCACCTATAAATTATACTATATCAGTTACACCTGTTAATGCTCTTGGTTACAAAGGTACTACAGTTACAACTACCTTTAATGTAACTCACGACACTACGCCACCTTCTGCACCTACCAACTTAACCCATTTACTATCGGGGGGTACTGCCTTCTTTAACTGGTCGCCAGTTACTGCTTTAGATTTATCACACTATAAACTATATTACTCATCAAACTCTTCAGCTAACTTTGGAGATGCTTCTACTTTAGTAAAGGTAGAGAAGATTGCTAGACCAGCTACGTCTGTTTCTTTCCCTGCTCTCTCTGGCAAGTTCTTTGTGTCGTCTGTAGATAAGACAGGAAACGAGAGTAATACAGCAACGTCTGTTGTTATTGCAAGTAGTGAATTACCACAGTTAGGTGCGTCTGATACAGATACAGAAAGCACAAGTTTTAGTGGATCTAAGACTAACCTTACTGTATCTGGCGGTAAACTATTTATGACTAGCTTTGCCAATGCAAATTCCACTGGGGTCTATGAGTTCGATCACGGAGGAAGTAGTTACTTTGATGTAGGTACATCTCGTACAGTTAGACTATCTTATGCTATTACAGTATCTCGTAAACATCAAGATGCTGTTAATGGAGAAGTTAACTGGGACGATATACCTAACAACTGGGATACTTGG